GAAATGGTATAGGAGGTAAAGGTGGATCTGGAGTAGTAATTATTAGATACCCAGGCTCCCCAGTGGCAACCGGCGGAACTATTACTACTATAGATTATTTCACATATCATACCTTTACGGCCACAGGATCTTCGACATTCACTGTACTCTAATATTTATACGTAAATGGCAAACATATTATCAAAATCAGGTATACTAAACGGACAGACTATTCAAGTAGGTCACGTAACACAGTCTATAGATGCTTTCACAGGTACAACCGCTTATGATATTACTTTATCTGGTTCTTTAACTTTAACCGGTTCTGTAGCATCTTTAAATGGATTTACGGGAAGTGTTTTAGGTACATCATCTTGGGCAATTAATTCCCTTACATCAAATACATCAACATCATCTTCATATGCCGCAACAGCATCGTATATAACATTAGCTCAAACCGCTTCATATATTGTTACGGCTCAAACGGCATCGTATGTACTAAACGCTATAAGCGCATCATATGTTAAAAATGCTGTGACAGCATCGTATGTTTTAAACGCTGTATCTTCATCTTATGCTTTAAGTAGTTCTTATGCTTTACAATCAACAAACGCTACTCAAGCTACTTCTGCTACATCAGCTTTAAAAACTACAGGTCAATACTATCCTTCAAGTTCTGCATTGTTTACAACAAGTACTTTAGGTTTTATTGCCGGATCAGATACTTTATCGGCAGGTAATTCTGCTATTTTTGCTCCATCAGAAATCACAGGTAAGAAATTCATGGATGAATTCTGGGTTACAGTAACTAAAGCATCAGGTTCAACATCACCTGGAGCTATTGGAGTAATATATGTTGAATCTCCTGGTTTAGGTACATTTAGGGTTAAAGAATCAGGTGCTTCTAGTAATGATGATTTTTGCTTTAATGTAATGTATCTTAAACCTTAAGGTACAGATCATATATTTATTATTGCGAAATGTTTTGTTTAATTAAGTTATAATGTTTAACTTTTGAATTTTTTTAACATATTTATAACAAAACATAAAAACAATGGCAGAAATACTTTTATCTCCTGGTGTCTTAGCAAGAGAAAATGATCTATCACAGATCACAAATGCTCCCGCCCCAATAGGAGCCTCTATTATTGGTCCTACTGTTAAAGGTCAACCAAATATTCCACTTAAAGTTACAAGCTTTTCAGAATATTTAACATACTTTGGTGGTAGTTTCATAAGTGGTTCAAGCAATCAATACACTTATTTTACTTCAACAGCAGCTTACAACTACTTTCAAAGTGGTGGTACTAGTTTATGGGTAACAAGAGTAGCAAGTGGTTCATTCACTGCAGCTACTTCTTCATTTATCTCAGGTAGTACAGCAGGTGCGGTTGCGAGTGGTAGTGTTTTCCAATTATCAACTATTAGTTTTGGAGCTGATCAAAACAGTTCAAGTTCATTAGATGCTAGTGGATCTTTATCAAACGGAACTAGTGATAATGTTAGATTCGAAATCGTTTCTCCAAACACAGCTTCTGGAACTTTCTCATTACTAGTTAGACAAGGTAACGATAACAGTAATAGTAAAGTTGTTTTAGAAACTTGGACTGGTTTATCATTAGATCCTACTCAACCAAATTATATTGAAAAAGCAATCGGTAACCAAACATTTACTTTAGGTACTGGTTCTTCAGGCAATGTAGAATATGTAAAAGTTAGTGGTAACTATCCTAACAAGAGTAGATACATAACTGTATCGGCTGTTAATTCTAAAACTCCAAATTATTTTGATAACAATGGAGTAGCTAAAACACAGTTTACAGCATACATCCCCGTAACACAAAGTGGTGTTGTAGGAGGTGCTACAGGTACTTTAGTAAAAGGTGGAGATGCTTATTACCAAAACATCAGTAACTCAAATATTCAAGGTTTAAGTGCATCTGATTACTCATCTTCAATTAGCTTAATGGCAAATTCCGACGAATATCAATATAATGTTATTGCTGTTCCTGGTTTATGTTATGCTGCTTCTGCTCACAAAACTCAATTAGTAAATTTAATTACAAATACTCAAAACAGAGGAGATGCTATTGCAGTAATTGATTCTGAATTATTTAACAGCTCAGTTAATGGAGCTACTGGTACAGCAAATACAATTGATTCTTCATATGCAGCTACTTACTGGCCTTGGGTACAAACAGTTGATCCTATTACAAGTGAATTAACTTGGGTTCCAGCCTCTACTATGATTCCTGCCGTTTATATAAATAACGACAACATTGCTGCTCCTTGGTTTGCTCCAGCTGGTTTAAATAGAGGTGGTTTAATTAATGCTATCAGTGCTGAAAAGAAATTAACAAATAACGATAGAGATACTTTGTATCAAAACAACGTTAACCCAATTGCTACTTTCCCTGGAACAGGTGTTGTAGTATTTGGCCAAAAAACATTACAAAGACAAGCATCAGCTTTAGATCGTGTAAATGTTCGTCGTTTGTTGATTGCCTTGAAGTCAAGGATTAGTGATATTGCTAAAACATTAGTATTTGAGCAAAACACAATAGCTACTCGTAATAGTTTCTTAGCTCAAGTTAATCCTTACTTAGAATCAGTACAACAACAACAAGGTTTATATGCTTTTAAAGTAGTGATGGATGATTCAAACAATACTCCAGATGTTGTAGACAGAAACCAATTAGTAGGTGCTATTTATTTGCAACCAACTAAAACTGCCGAATACATTTACTTGGATTTCAATGTTTTACCTACAGGAGCTACTTTCCCAGCATAATTTTTTAAAAACAGAATATTTATAACAAAACAAAATAAATAAAATGGCAATCTTAGATCCAAACGAAATATTTTTCACCGCTTTTGAACCAAAACAAAAGAATAGATTCATCCTTTATGTGGATGGTATCCCTGCTTATTTGATTAAAGGTGTGAGTGGTATGGGTTTTTCACAAGAAGAAATTGTGTTAAACCATATAAACGTTTACCGTAAAATTAAAGGTAAATTGAAATGGAACGATTTAACTTTAACCTTGTTTGATCCTATCACCCCTTCAGGTGCTCAAGCAACAATGGAATGGGTTCGTTTACACCACGAATCAGTAACAGGTCGTGATGGTTATTCTGATATGTACAAGAAAGACTTAACAATCAATGTATTAGGTCCTGTTGGTGATATAGTTTCAGAATGGGTAGTAAAAGGAGCCTTTATTAAATCAGCAGATTTCGGTGAATATAACTGGGATACAGAAGCTGAAGCACAAAATATTTCTATGGTATTAGGAATGGATTACTGTGTATTGAATTTCTAATTAAAAATAAAAACAAATTTAAAGAAGCTCGCGAGAAATTGCGAGCTTCCTTATTTTTCATATATTTATACGGGACAACAAAGTTATAACTAATTATCTATGGAAGAAAATAAATTCAAATTCCCTACCGAAATGGTAGATTTACCTTCAAAAGGTCTATTGTATCCTGAAGGACATGCTTTATCCTCTGGTCAAATTGAAATGAAATACATGACCGCTAAAGAAGAAGACATCTTAACAAACCAAAACTACATTAAACAAGGAGTAGTAATTGACAAATTACTTCAATCTCTTATTGTTACTAAATTTGATTTTGATGATCTATTAGTAGGAGATAAAAATGCTATTATGATAGCGGCTCGTGTTTTAGGTTATGGTAAAGATTATTCCTTCAATTATGAAAATGAAGAAATCACAGTAGATTTATCTGAATTACTTTCTACTTCATTAGATGAATCTATAGTAACTAAAGGAATTAATTCTTTTAATTATACATTACCTTCAACAGGTACAGAAATTACCTATAAGTTATTAACAGGTAAAGATGAAAAAGTAATTGATAACGAAGTAAAGGGTCTTAAACGCATTAACAAAAATATTTCACCTGAGTTATCAACAAAATTAAAACATCAAATTATAGCCGTTAATGGTGATGAAGATAAAAAATCTATTCGTGATTTTGTAGACAATTATTTCTTAGCAAAAGATTCAGCTGCTTTTAGAACCCACATCAAACAAACAAGTCCTGATATTAAAATGACCTTTATACACAATGGAGCTAATGGTGAAGAGGAGGTTACCATTCCATTACAGATCCAGTTTTTTTGGCCTGACGCAAGAGTATAGGTTTAATTTATTTAGACAAATACATGAGATAGTATTTCATGGACGAGGTGGGTATAATTATGAAACTATTTATAATATGCCTATTTGGTTAAGAAATATTACTCACCGATTTATAAGTGAGTCTATAAACCAAGAAAATGAAGCACAACAAAAAGCAAATAAGGGTTCTTCAAACAGTAAAGGTAAAAGTAATTCAACAACTAATATAGATTTAAATAATTCTTCACAGGGCATCAAAAAATGATGCCCTTTAATATTTATTACATATGGCTGAACCAAGCAAAAAATCCTTAAGTGAACAACTAGATCTAGCAACACAGCTTGCAGATCAGATGAAGTTCATCCTTAAATTAACTAAGGAAAAAGGAGAGCTAGATAGTTTAAGTGCCTCTTTATCTAAAGAAGTAGTTAAAAATACTCAAGCAATTTCTAAGTCTTTTGAATCAGCTAAAGACGTTCAAAAAGAAATTGTTAAAAACCAAGACCTTCAAAACAAATTAGCTTTACAAAGAGAAACTTTAGAAAAAAATATTGGTAAAGAAGGTAAAAAAGCAGTTCAATTTATTCGAAATCAAGAAGCTGGTTTAGCTAAAGATACTAAAAAATTACAAGAATTAAGAGCTAAAGGTTTAAATGATGAAGCTAATAAATTAGCTAAAAACTTAATTTCTCGTAATAAATCACTAGCTACACAGATGCAAAATCTTTCAGCCGAGGAAAAACAATATATGATTTTAGGGCGACAATCTCAAATTTTATCTCAAAATTTAGAATACTTAGAAGATGAATTAGATCTTCAGTTAGAAATAGAAGCTGAACAAGAAAGACGAAATCAAAACCTACTTAAATCTCAAAGCTTATTTACAGCTGGTTTAAAAGGAATTCAAGGAGCTTTAGGTGCTTTTGGATTAGGTGCTTTATCTCAAAAATTAGGGTTAGATGATGCTGTTAAAAAAGCAGATGAAATGACTCACACTTTAACTGAAGGTGGTACTAAATCATTAAGTTTGTTTGGTAAAATGAAAGTAGCTACTGCTTCTTTTGGTACTGCTTTAAAATCAGCTTTAGGTCCTTTAGCAATAGCAGGAATGCTTGTGGCTTTATTTAATAAAGCAAGAGAAGCAGCAAAAGAATCAGCAGAATTTATTAAAAAAGTAGATCAACAAACTATAGATTTTGGAAGATCATTAGGTATATCTCAACGTAAAGCTGCCGCTATAACTAATGAAGCAAGAGCTATGGGTGCTGCTATGGGTATGACTACAGAAATGGCTACTCAATCTGCTT